ATATGTATAAAATATAAGTAGGCATTGCACTGTATAATCATAGAAAAATAAAAAGATGAAGAACGTTTAATATAAAATTAAATCGATTAATATTTAATATAAGAAGTATGCTGAATTAACTCATATTGGGAGCAATTATGTTGGTTCAATTCCGACATTCAGCTTTATGAAAGAATAGGGTCGTACGCCCGAACGATAGTATCCTAACTATCTTTCTTTCATTTAATAATTAGGAGAAGATTGAATAACTGTAGGAGGTTAGGGATGGGTAAAGGCTCGGAAAGAAAAACGCACGAAAAATTTATGGGTGAATTAAAAAAATTAAATATTGAAGTTTTTAATAATTTTGAAGTAATTACAAAATACTCTGGTGGTAAAAAAAATATCATATTAAAAAACAAGTACGGGGAAGTAACCTCTACTCCAGATAATCTATTAATGGGGAAAATTCCATCCATAGTTTCAGCTTTAAACAAAACGGAATATTGGTTAAATATGGCAAAAGAAAAAAGAGAAGATGAATGTAAAATATATGATTATAGTAAATTCAATTATGTAAAAAATTCAAATAAAAGTATAATAATTTGTAAAAAACATGGTGAGTTTTTACAGTCTCCAAGCAAGCATATATTTGGGAGAGGGTGTCCAAAATGTGCCTTTGACAATGCCTCTAAGATGTATTCTAGCAACCATGAAGAATTCTTAAAAAAATTAAAAGATATAAATCCAAAGGCTTTTAAAGAGTTGGAGTTTATTGATAAATATATAAGGAACGATACAAAACTAAGAGCAAAAACAAAATATGGAGATGTTTGGGTAGCTCCAAATAAATTATTAAATGGAAGATTATTCACAATAGAAAGTGCAGTAAATAAGACAGAATTTATTATAAACAAATTCAAGGCTAACAGATATGACGAAGGAAAAATATATGATTATTCCAAAGTAAAATATAAATCTAATCAGTCAAAAATAATAATAATATGTAATGAACACGGAGAATTTTTACAATCTCCAAGCAACCATGAAAAGAATCAAGGATGCCCATTATGCAATAAAAGCCATGCAGAACAAATTATTTATACGTTCTTGAATAAAAATAATATAGAGTTTAAAGACGAAAAAACATTTAATGATTGTTCCTATAAAGAATTGTTAAGATTTGATTTTTTTATATTAAATAAAAACATAGTGATAGAGTATGACGGAGAATTTCATTACGAAGATATATATGGAGATAATTCTTTGGAGTACTGTCAAATAAGAGATAAAATAAAAAATAAATATTGTAAGGAAAATAATATAAGATTAATAAGAATACCGTATTGGGATTTTGATAAAATAGAAGATATATTAATAAAGGAATTAGATATAAAAATAGAAGAAAAATATGAAAAATAAGGGTGTGAAAAGATGGCTATTGCAAAAAGCAATAAAACCACAAAAGAAAATAAAACTACATGTACAATGTGTACTAGGGCATTGAGTCCTATGAATTTTTGGGAAAGTGAAAGTATTGTTAATAAAAATGGAAAACTACATATTTGCAGTGATTGCATAAATGAGTTGTTTGACTTATTCTATAGAGAGAATAGGGGATATGGTAATGATTTTATCGTAGATGGAAACAGCATAGTGTTTGACAAAACTACTGAAGATATAACAAAAGAGGTATGTAGGTATATTGACTTATCTTTTAATTATGATGCGTATTATGCATGGGAAAAACATGTAACTAAAAACAAAGAAGAATCTGGAACAAGAAAAATAAATAAAGTATTCGGAATTTATAAGAGTAAATTAAGCTCGACGGCGAAACAAAATGGGATTAGTGGTACGACTTATAAATTTAGTGATAATCCAGACAAAATATTAAAAGAAGAAGAGAACAGGAAACAAAAAATAAAAAACGAAATAGGTTCAAGCAAAAAAAATAAGAGTTCTTGTGAAATAACGGAGCTAGATATAAAAAATAAAGAAGATGTAATTAGAATGGTTGGATATGACCCGTTTGAGTATGAACCAGAAAGTAACAATAAAAAACAATTATATAATAAACTGGTTGACTTTTTAGATGATAGTACATTAGAAGATAGTTTTAAACTACCCATAGTAATAGAAATAGTAACAAGTTTGAATCAAATAGACAGTTTAAATCAAGCTATAAGCATGATTACTTCCGATATAAAAGGCTTAGTAGAAAATAAAGCCGATGTTAAATCTTTGGTTGAAAGTAAAAACAAGATGTATTCTTCTATTTTAAGTATGGCTAAAGATAATGGAATAAGTGTAAATCATAATAATTCCAAGTCAAAAGGAGCTGGAACACTTTCTGGAATAATTAAAAAATTACAGGAATTAGGATTTGAAGAATCTGATATTAATTTATTTGATATTGAGACGATTGGCGGAATAAAACAAGTGGCTGATATTAGTAATGCAAGTATTATATCACAATTGCTTTTAGATGAAAATGATTATACAGAAATGATAATTGAACAACGTGAAATGTTAGTAAAATTAACAGAAAACTTAGAAATAACTCAAGAAGAAAATAGAAAGTTAAAAGTAAAATTAGCATCTATGGTTGGTGGGTGACATATGGAATATTATAAAAAAAGCACAGAAAAAGAACTGTCCCAAAGGAAAAAAGAGGGGTATTTAAAGTTAACAGAAATAATTCAATGGGGAAGAAAATATCCAGTTAAATTTATTGATAGATTTATGGGAATAGAGTTATTAGACTATCAAAAATACGTTTTTATGAATAGTTGGACAACTCCATTTTGTGTTTGGTGTCAATGTAGGAGTTCTGGCAAAAGTACTCTTGGCAGTCCTTTTATAATGGCAAAATCCATATTAATACCTAATTTTCAAGGGTACTTATTAGCTGGAGACGGTTCTCAGTCTAAAGAATTATTTATGAAAATTGAGAAGATAGCAAAACAAGAAATAGCTTCATTTACTGGACTAACAGATGTTTTTTATAATGAATTGGTAAGAAGCGCTTCAAACACTGATGGGTTTACACATAATCCAAACTCATTTGAATATAAAGTTTATAATGGCAGTAAAATAAATACGATGAATAGCGTTGTGGACAACTTAAGAAGTAAAAGAAGTTCGTGCAATTTTTATGATGAGGCGGGATTCATTCCAGACGATTTGTTTATAGCCACAGAGCCATTTACAACACAAAATAGTGATTTTGGATTAGGTGGTGGCAAGGATGTTACATTAAAATCAAAACAATTTCAAAATCAATTGATATATGCATCTTCTGCTTCTAGTGTTGATACATATTTTTATAAAAAATATAAAGATTTTTCAAAAAAAATGTTTTTAGGAAATAAAAATTATTTTGTTGGAGATATAAAAGATGAAATAGTTATGAGAGCAACTTATAATGGAAAATTATATCCTGTCTCTTTATTAAATCAAGAAACTATTGATAATGCTTTTAGGGAAAATCCAGAAAAGGCAAGTCGAGAATATAAAAACATATTCTCAAAGGAAGGTGGAGATAGTCAAATAATAAAAAGAGCCTCTATTATAAGGAACTCAAAATCTTATTTGCCAACATTTATAAATGAAGATAGTTCAAAATATGTAATAACTTTCGACCCAGCCCGTATAAATGATAATGCCATTACGACTATTGGTAAAATATTTTTAGATGAAAAAGTAGGATATAAATTAAGATTAGAAAATATGGTTAGTTTTTCTGATGTAAATAAAAAAAACAAAACACCATTAAGAACTCCAGAGCAAGTGGAATACTTAAAACACTTAATATTAGATTATAATGGAAAAGAGAATCCAGATTATGAAAATATAGATAAATTATTAATTGACGCTGGTGCTGGTGGTGGTGGAATGTTAATAGGTGATTACTTCATGGAAGATTGGAAAGATAAAAATGGAGTCACTCATAAAGGTATGATAGATAAAGTTGAATCTGAAGACTACATTTATAAATTCCCTAATGCTGTTCACAATTTAAATTTAGTGTCTCCGAAAAAATATAAAAAAGAAATGTTTGAAGCATTAATAGAAATGATTAATTTAGATTTAATAGAGTTTCCTTCTTCGTATGATGGGAAAGATGTAATATATTTACATGATGATGAGACAGGAGAAGATAAACAACATTTTTTAAATATGGAAGAAAAGTTGTTTTTTGTTCAAATGGATTTAGCAAAGGAAGAACTTGTAAATATCCATAGATTTGAAAGTTCTAATAAAAACTGTAGATACGATTTATCTCCAGAAAAAGCAAATAAAATGCATGATGACAGAGCATATACAATAGCTATGCTTGCATGGCATTTACAGCAAGTAAGAAGAGAACATATTGTAAATCCAAATAATCAAGGGTTAGATGAATTTGACCAATTAAAAGACTATGTAATGTTCTTATAACTAACAAACCCAACAATCAAAGCAACAAGAAACTAACAATAGAAAGGTAGGTGAGATGGTGAGCGATAAAAAAGATAAATT